CCTTTTCCCGAAGCCGAGATACACAACCAGATCACGAGTGTCACGATCAAGATGTACGCCGACGACATCGATGACGCGTTCATCCACGTCTACGGATTCGATCCTGACCGGACCGCAGAGACATTTCGTACTGTCGCTCTCAAGGTGTCGAACATTCTTCTAGACGTCTGGTCCTGATGCCCCTCCTCTCCCCCTCTCCTCTCCCCTCGCGCCTGGACGTCGCCTGTGACTGGTCCGACAAGGAACTGATCAAGACGGTGCCGGGAGCTCGTTGGGACACCGGACGGAAGATGTGGCACGTCCCGATGACATGGGCGGCTTACGTGCAGTTGCACGGGACGTTCAACGGTCGGCTGTCTCTGGACCCTGCTCTCGAGGGTTGGATTAGTGCCGAAGACGCTCGGGTCGAACTAGCTTGCTCGTGGCGCGACGTAATCGGTGCCGGTGATCCGAACGAAGACCTCTACCCCTGGCAAGTCTCCGACTATTACTGGATCGCTGCCGCCGGTTCGGGGCTACTCGGCAATGACCAGGGCACCGGCAAGACGATCAGCATTCTGGTGGCGCTGCGCGGACTCCCAGAGACTCTCCCAGCGCTCGTCGTCTGCCCCAACTCCGTGAAGCGCGTATGGGAGCAGGAGGCTGCGAAGTGGTGCCCCAATGCCAACGTTTACGTTGTAGGGGGCGGAGCAGCAAAACGTGCCAAGACAATCATGGCGGCGCTAGCTGACCGACAATCGTTGATCGTCATCAACTACGAGAGCCTCCGGTCTCATTCGAGACTCGCCCCCTACGGATCAATCGCTCTCAAGCGCTGCGTTGCATGCGGTGGGGATGATCCGAATGTCAAGCCCGGTCAGTGTCACGCGCACCTGAAGGATCTCAACGATACGGAAGCTATTCGAACTGTTGTGCTCGACGAGGCTCAGGCGCTCAAGGACGCCAAGTCGCAGCAGACCCGAGCCTGTTGGGCCGTCTGCCACGACCCGTCAGTAACACGTCGGATCGCCGTCACCGGCACCCCGATCGCCAACCACGTCGGTGACCTCTGGGCAATCATGCACGCCGTCGCTCGGGACGAATACCCGGTGCGGTCGTCGTTTCTGGACAGATACGCCCAGTTGCAGTGGAACGCCTTCGGAGGAATGGACATCGTCGGACTCAGGCAGGACAACGCCCCCGAGTTCTTCTCCTTCTTCGACGCTCGGTACCGCCGGATCACCAAGGCACAGGCTGCTCCGTGGTTGCCCGAGAAGTACCGCTCGATTCGCTATGCACCATTGCCTACCAAGATGCGCAAGGCATACGACGAGTTGGACGAGCAACTGATCACGCGCCTCGATGACGGAACGATCGTCTTCGCTCCCAACACGCTCTCGCAGACCACCCGACTGCTGCAAGTGGCGTCCGCCTACGGCACGACCGATGAGGACGGCTCGTACAGGATGATCGAACCCTCTCCGAAGCTCGACGTGATGATGGAACTGCTCGAAGAGATGGAAGGTCGCCCACTCGTGATCTGCGCTCTGAGTAAACAGCTGATCAACCTGGCCGCCGCCCGGCTCGAGAAGGCTGGAGTCCCGCACGGGATGATCACGGGCGATGTTCACGAGATGGACCGGCGCCGCAACCTCGATCTGTTTCAGGACGGAAAGCTACGAGCGCTGCTCGTCACGATCGGCGCCGGCGGCGTCGGTCTCACGATGACCGCTGCCGACACGATCCTCTTCCTCCAGCGGTCCTGGTCCCTGATCCAGAATCTGCAGATGGAGGACCGTGTCCACCGCATCGGGTCCGAGATCCACGAGGCGGTCCACATCATCGATGTTGTCGCACCCGACACAGTTGAGGAGTGGCAGATCGCTGCCGTCCACCAGAAGTTGATCCGCCTAGAAGAGATCCGCCGGGACGGGTTGGACCTGTCCACGAACATAGGAGATGACGTACGTCATGGCTGACCGAACAACGATTTGGGAAGCATTCGCCTTCTCTCCTCGCATCGAAGGGGAGAAAGCCAACAAAGGATTTGTGGTCACTCTTGACGGGAACCCAGTCCTGTTCATGCTGTCCGCTTATGAGATGCATTTAGTGGCCGGTACGCACTGTCAGCGCATCATTGAGATCGACGGCGTGGAGCATGAGATCGCTCTAACAGTAGAAGGAGTAGAGATCGCATGATTCTCAACATCCGTGGTCCGTCGAGCAGCGGCAAGTCGCACATCGTCCGTCAACTGCTGCGAGAGTTCCCGTCCTCGGAAGTGTGGGAGAAGACCGGGTGGAACAAGACCCGAGGCAAGCAGATCGGACATCTGTTGCCGGGCGGCCTGTTCATCGTCGGGCCGTACTCCAAGGCCAAGAACGTCGGACTCGCTGATCTGCAGCCCGGTCGGATGGAGTTGACGTCGCTCTGGATCGAGCGCAACGCAGTCCGGTACCCGCACGTCATCTTTGAGAGCACAGCGGCTTCGCTCTCGATCGGCCGCTATCACGAGATGAGTGAACGGCTTGCTGCGGTTAGCGGGATCACGTTCGCATTCCTCGACACTCCACTCGCGATCTGCAAGGAGCGGCTCGGTGATTCGTCCGCGGCGGCTGGCGTGCAGTGGGACCGTGTCAACCAGATCCGAGATCGTCTCACTGATCTCAAGGAGACCTGCCTGTCGATCAATCACGAAGACGCCTACGCACAGACGATCACACTGCTGCAGACGATCGGCGGTTGGGATCCGTTCTCGACGCCTCCGATCGTCCACCCAAAGGTCCGCACTCGCTACACGTTGCAGGACGTCTGGAACGAGATGCAGATCAACCCGTTCAACGGCGTTCCGATTAACGAATCGGAGCGCTTCAAGCGCCTCGATACGGAGATGCAGAAGCACCGGGAGAAGTTCCCGGTATGACCATCATCACTCCGACAGTGACACTCAGTACATGGGGCGTCATAGACGATGTAGGTGACGGACAGACTTGGCAGTTGTGGTCTGTCCGACACCAGAACCATCCGGACCGTTTGGGCTTTGTCGCACTGCCGCTTGAGCTGACAACTGATGACGTTCTCGTACACCCCCTCGTGAGCGGGATCACGGTATGAGCATCGAGATGTCTCCCCGTCAGTGGTTCGGAACGTTCCTGATGTGCGCTGCGATCGCACTGATCATCGTCGGCCAGATCGCATGTCGGATCGCCAACCCGGACGCCAGTGAGACGCGGCTCTTCCTCGACTACTGGTGGCTGTGGGCGTCGGCGTTCCTGCTCGCTCTCGTTGGTATCTCGATAACACAGGAGAAGACATGAACGATCTGACACCGCAAGAACTAGCGCTCGCCGAATCGCTCGGTACTGCCGCTGGGGCAGACATCCGCAAGAGCATCCCGCTGATTCGCTCACGGGTCAAGACCATCCAGCGACTGGATGGCATGAAGGGGATCGAACCCGGTACCGGAAAGATCATGGCTAACACGTACATAGACGTGGTCATCCGCGCTATCGAGGAATTGCGCCCGTGAGGGATTGCCCGTCCGTCGAGAGCGACTTCCTTGACATCCTTATTGAGGCGATGACAGCCCCAGTCGAGAACCGAGATCCGTGTTGGAGTGAACCTAAACCGACTTGCGTGCGGTATGACGATTGTTCGTTGGTCCTTGCACATCGAGGACCATGTCTTCGTCGGGGTCCACTCGTATGAGGTATTACACGCACAGCGAGATCCAGGTTTTCGCAGACTGCCGCCGACGTTGGTGGCTGAGCACTTTCCGGAATCTCCGCCCTCGCTTCCGCAAGGTAACGGGAGCGGCCCCGATCGGAACCCGAGTTCACGCCGCTCTCGCTCCGTATTACGTGCCCGCTGCACTCGGCCCCGTTGATCCGCGTCAAGCGCTCGAGACCGTAATCGCAGCGGATCGGGCTGCACTGATGGAGAGCATCGAGACGCAGCCGCCTGGTGACGGGTGGATGGACGAGGCGTTCGATCCGTCATCGGAACTCAAGGACTTCGAATCCGAGGTCGAGCTCTGCCGGATCATGATCGACGGCTATATGCAGTGGATCGAGGAGACCGGAGCGGATGCCGATTACGAGGTCGTGCTCCCGTCCGAGACGGCGATCACCTATGAGTTTCGAGCGGGCGAGAGTCTTGCCGGCCGACTCGATGCTCAGGTTGTGCAGATCTCAACCGGAGCGCATCTCGGCATCGATCACAAGACTGGGGACTTCGGCGATCTTCGAGCACAGCTGCGTCAGTCGGATCAGATGTTGAGATACGAGATCTTGCGCCGATCGAAGATGCCCGAGGCGCGCAGCGACGGGATGCTGTTCAACATGCTCCGTCGAGTGAAGCGCACTGCCAAAGCGAAGCCGCCGTTCTACGACCGAATGCTCGTCAACTTCAATCAGCACCAGATCGAGTCAGCCTGGGTCCGAACGATGGCTGTCATCAATGACATCCGTGAAGTCGAGCAGCGGTTGCTCGCTGGCGAAGATCATCGCACCGTTGTCTACCCACGATGGACTCGGGATTGCTCGTGGAAGTGCGAGTTCGCGAGCATCTGCCCCCTATTTGACGACGGGTCCAGAGTTGATGCTATGATCGACTCTTACTATGAAGTCGTTGATCCGCTCAACCGGTATCCGGAATTGACCAACGATGTCTAGGCCAGAGGTCTACCGACAGATATTCATCGATTCAAATGGACCGGGTCCGTGGCCGTGCTACGGGTGTTTCTCCCCTGTCTCTCCCGAAGAACTACTGGTACACCACATCGATCGGGACCATCTCAACGATGAGGTCACGAATCTCGCCCCGATGCACAAAGGCTGCCATACCCGGTTGCATCAAACAGGCAGAGAGTTGTCGGAAGAAGCAAGGGCAATGATGTCGGCCCAACGAAAGGGCGTACCGAAACCGCCTCGGACCAAAGAACACAGTCTGAAGATCGGAGCAACCAAACGTGGAGTCCCCTTCTCGGACGAGCATCGACGGAAGTTGCGAGAAGCCCGTCTACAACAGAAGCGTCTTCGGTGTGCTCAATGCGAGTACGCAAACATCGTGATGAACATGCAGTGGCATCAACGAACGACCGGCCACAAAGGGACAGTGTTGGTATGACCACCGACCCGAGGACGCTGAGCATGGTGATCCACAGCCCCTCAAAAACCGGAAAATCAACCTTGGGCGCAACGGCCCCTCTTCCGGCTGTGATCTTTGACGCCGAGGGCGGCGTGAAATTCTTGGCTGGATCACCGTTTCTGGCCGAGATCTACGGTCGACCGCTCAACTTCATCGCGTGGAATCCGAGCCAACCGCCTCCCCTCTACGACGGGACGTGGGACATCGCCGTCGTCGGCATCCACTCATGGCAGGACTTCATCTCGGCCGCACAGTGGTTGCAGCAGGGCCAACACCACTTCACATCGCTCGTCGTCGACTCGATCACTGAGATCCAGCGTCGGCTGAAGAAGAACCTCGTTGGCACTGACCAACTAAAAATCCAGGACTGGGGCCGATTGCTCACGGAGATGGATGACGCCATCCGTGGTCTGCGCGACATGACGATCAATCCGTACAACCCGATCCGGGTCGCTGTGTTCATTGCCGAGTCACGACAGATGGGTAACGATTCGAAGTGGCGTCCATCGATGCAGGGTCAGATCAGCGCAGCGCTCCCCTACCTAGTCGACATCACCGGCTACCTCTTCATCGAGATGGCCCCTGACGCACAAGGCCAGCCAACCATCCCCGTCCGCAAGTTGCTCGTCAATCAGCATCCCCAGTTCGAGGCCGGCGAGCGAGTGCAGGGTCTCGTCGGACCCGTCATCGACAATCCACGCATCTACTCCATAGTCGATGCCGTCTACCCGTACTACGTACAACCACAGCCTCAGGAGGCAGCCTCATGACCACGATCGATTTCAACGCTCTGATGCAGGAGGCTGGGGATTCCTTCCAGCAGGTTCCCGATGGGCCATACCACGTCGAGGTATCGAAGGCGGAGGCGGTACCGACCAAGGCTGGGAAACCGATGATCAAGGTCCAGTTGCGTATCATCGGGGGACAACACGCCGGGCGGATCGTGTTCGATCAACTTCCGATCACAGCAGGCAGCCCTGTGGCGCTGCGCTTCTTCTTCGACAAGATGGCGGCATTCGGTCTTGACACAGCGTTCTTCGCTCAGAACCCTTCGATGGAGACCGTCGCCGCCACGCTTATGAACCGCCAAGCGCTGATCACACTCGGAACCCAGAC